GAGTGTGTTAACCCCCCCGTAAATGTAAGAGGATAAGTAGCCGTGTTCATAAAATTTAAGGCGTGTTTTGTGGAATTCCCACCAACAAACGGATAAATCACGGGTAATCGACTTACAAAACTATTTGTAATTAAACCCTCCTCAAAAGTTCTCAAAGCACTTATTATCGTTCCATCGCTCTCACTTGTCGCTACTATCCACGCATCTGTTAACGGTGTTGCTACTCCATAACTTGATGGAATCATTCTTAATATACCTCTCATTACGGTTGTGTGTTAAATCCGATTATGTCCCACTTCGTATCCGTTCCGTTGTATTCAACAATTAGCCTAGTCCATTTACTCGCCGTTGTGATTAATCCAAATGTAGTGAAATTACGAATGTTTGAACCTAATGTTAATGTACGTGGTGTGGCATTGTCCTTTATTTTATATTCCAAAAGTTGACCATTTGTAAACGCTCCCGTTGGATTACTTAATTCCATTCCAACCGCTAAAGCTGTTACCTCAATCAAATCTTGCTCACTTGTAGCGGTTACCGTTGTGGCACTTGTAATTGATTGAACTCGTGCAACTAATGGAGCTAGTTTACCCGTTGCGCCTTTTAAGTGTGCTAATTCAGTTAATGAAGGGTACGTTGCCAAAGGCAAACTTTTGACATTTTTTGAAGCGTCAAAGTGTGCAATTGTAGAAGCCGTTTCACTCGAAATTATCGGAGAAACTGAAAATGTCTTAACCCCTGAAATAGTTTGCGCCGTTGTTGTGTCAACTAAGCTACCGCCTAATGAAGCCGTTACCAATGCAGGAACTAAAGCCGTTATTTGAGTTTCAACCGCTTGAACTGTTGGGTATAAAGTATGATTCAAAACAGTAAAATCAACCGCTTTATTTGCACTCGCTTCTGCACCTAATGAAATCAATGTTTGGTCTCCTGTATTGGTTCCGCTTTGTGAATTTAGTTTGATTTTATCGCTTGAAGAAAGCAAACCAGCCAATGAAACAGTTGAGCCAAATAGAGTAATGTCTGCACCTGTTGAACTGTTTATTTTTAAACTGTCAGGCGTATGAGTAGTTATTGATAGATTAGTTGTTGACGTTAACCCAGCATCTATAAATGCTCTAATCTCACTTGCAGTCACTTCGTTTGCTGTTCCCTCTGCTAATTTTAAATCTGAATTCTTAACGTGAGCTAAAATAGTTGGAAAAACGTCAATCCAATAATCTGTATTTGTTCCTGGAGTTACACCCGTAAATGAAGGGTCTACTGCTTCCCATAATTTAGCATCATAAACTACGTACAAACCTATTTGATAATTAGTTGAAGGATTGTAAGCATCAACAAAATCCGTTGCTTGTAGGCTAACGAAATCATTATAAATATTTATGAAATTGCCATCAAAATCGGCATTGTCTAAAAAATCATTCTTATTGATTAAGGGTAAATTATCTGTCTCCCTTAATATTAAATTATCGGTATTCATATTTGACGTATTTTAGTTTTTTTAACACCTATTTCACAACTCGACCAAAACGGATACGTTGCACTATTCCTATCTAAAAACAAACGAATTGAATTTTCACAAAATGAAGCCCCCGATCTTGATTGGTCTACTATTCTTGCTATTGTTTTTTCACTTACTTGTTCACTATATTGTGAGGTTTTCGCTACCATTCCAGTAGGCGTTGCAATTATTCCACTACTTGCAGTATAACGTGCGTATGTACTGTAAACTAAGTACACTTTAACGCCATCTAAGTAATAATTCTTGCCGTTGTGAACATAAGTGCCACCGTTAAATAATAGTGTGTAATTAGCAATGTTTGCTATTAAATCCAAATAAAACTCATCGCCTAATAAATGTCTTAAATCGAAGTTTTGCGCCTCTAATATGTGAGGATTTATTTGTTTGACTTCATTCGTATTTAGCGAAATACTTTTGACCGCTGAAATATCTGCGAGTGTAATTAATTTTGTAGTTATCATAAGCCTAACATTTGATTAGTTTGCGTTTCATTCAATCCAAAAAGAACCATTAACGTACCTTTCTTTTGCTCAACTGTTAATATAGTGTCTGCTAATATAGACGTTAACGCTTGCGTACCTCCTACACCTAATGTAACGGCTAATAAAGTGCTATCTGCTTTAACATCCGTTAGTTCCTCGTCACCATTCGCAACTCTTATTTCATTTTTGGTATAATAACTAAGATATTCTGCTGAAATTGCTTTTGAATACTTTAAAGGCAATAACGAAAAGTCTAAATCAGTATTAACTAAGTGAGCGAAATCCGTGAATATTTCAGTTAATAGTTCCTCCATTAATAAACGGTCGTCTGAGGTTATACCGTTGTAATAATCAAAAGCATCTGAAATTTCTTTGGACGTTCCAAGCGACCCAGCAACTCGCAAAAGTAAAACGGGTGGAATTAAGAATGTTTTAATAATTGCATCACGTGAACTGTTTTCGGTATATTCATACAAGCCATCGTAATCTTGAATATCTACTTTTTTGAGTTCAATTGTTTCGGCTTCGGATGCTCTTTCAATTACTAACAACGTACCAGCACCTTCACCCCCCTGGAATTGTCTTAAATTCTCGTCAAACTCTTCGGATGCTTCATCACTTTCACTTTTACCAGTAATTAACAAATGAGAAGCTAAGAAGTTGTTTGCGCTTGTAGAATGTTTGAATTTCTTTAATTGAGCTTCTGTAAGCATATCCTCTAAAACTGCATCAAATGGACTTAATGGATACGTATCGCCTTTTGGCGTCCAGTAGTATATTTGTCCTTTGTAGTTCTCAAGCCCGACCGCTTCCATTTCTTGAATAGCTGTTTTAGGATTGTAAGAATCAATGTACATAACATCGGACGGAGAAAATTTCAATCGTTTGTTGTGTCCCCAGTCATCGTAAATAGCAATTTTCCCTTCCTCTTTATGTCCTGTTGGAATTAATCTGCAATATTCAAATGGAATAGACGTAACGGTTGTTTTTTGCCCTACCATATTGTAATTAAAATGGATAGCACAACCGCCAAATTTCGTGAAATTCTCAATTAAATCTCTAAGGAATTTATCCGCCGTTGTTGTTGGATTTACTTTTGACTTATAAAATTCTAAGTTTTTCAATCCACCACCGAAAACAAATTTCTTTTGAATCTTCAAACACGTTTGAGCCGTTCCCGAATCATTTGAAATGTCAATAACTCGCTGAGGATATTTGTTGTCGAAATCGTACTTATTAACGTAAAAGCCTACTTGATCAATGGTAGTGATCCGTTGCGTGACCTTTTGCGCCGTGGATTTTACCTTTGCCATTATTTTTTGTTTTTAACAGTTTTTTTTTTACCTTCAACCATCTCGAGATAGTTCTCGGGATGCTTTGAAAAATATTTAATTATAGAAGGTTGTTTTTTTAATGCTTCAATACATTCAGCATCTGAAGAATTTTCTGTAATTGCATTGAAATCGAAAGACGTTATAACAGCATCTTTTTTCACTCTAAATAATTGTTCCATTTTATTTTTTATTTTAATTATTACTTTGGGATTTTTAAGCATGAAGTATAAATCTTCTATGCAATGACAATTTTGACTTTGATTTAAAGGAATATCGAAAAGAATCTTGTTTAATTCACTCGCCAAATTCCACTCATCACTTAAATAATCGCCCCGCCAAATGTTTTTTGTCGCTTCGTTGCTTAGTACTTTGTCAATTTGGTTTTCTACTGTCATAAAAAAAGGGTGTAATTGTGTTACACCCTTTAAAATTAATCAATTTAATTAATATTACACTAATAAACTATCAACTACTGCTTTCGATAAAGCATAAGAAGTAATAAATAAAGCGTTTGGTAAATTCGGCTCCTTATTTAATTGAGTTGTAAAAGTCATGTCGAACGCCCCCTGGGTATCGGCATTGTTACCGTCTCTAGTTAAGATGCTCAACTCTAAACCAGTCGTTAATCCGAAAACCTCGAATGCAGAAGAACCATTTGCACCTCTGAAATAGTTTTCAGTTACTAGAATGAATTTACCGTCTTTCATTGCATTTAACTGCTCTTTGATAGCTGGTGCAATGTCAAATCCTAAAACTTTTACAGTATGATCAAACATATTGTAAGGGCCAACTTTAACTAATGCTGTCATTGGCGCAATTGAATTTTTTAATCCATCGATTACAAAACCATTTTTTCCAGTCGCTAATGTTAAATCTTCGATTGTGTTTACGTTTGTAGCATTGTAAACTACTGTCGCTAAATCGTCATAATTAAAGATAATCGCTCTATCACGTGTTCCTGCTTGTAATGGAACTGTGCAACTTTTTTGAATATTTGCGGAGATACCGCCACATATTGTTGACATATTTTTTTAGTTTAAAAAAGGGAGTTTTTATGCTCCCTTATAGATTAGTAATTAATAAGCAACTTGAATTTCTTCGTCTTTTATAA